GGGAGTAGGTTCTTCCTGTTTGTGGAAGAACCCATCCCGTCGAATACTACAAACACAGATGTTGGTTGAATTTGATTAATTAAAGACCCTAATGAGCGAATAAAACCACCTAAACCTCCTACGTGTACTCCCTGAGGGTTTACAATATTCATCATGGCAAAATTTCTAAAAAACAAATTTAAACCATCAATTAGGAGTACCCTATCGTACCTATTTACTGAGACTGTTTCCTGCTCCTCTAGGTTATTAAGGAGTTTAAGCAATTCTTTTCTTTTCATATTAATCTGGTTCTTGTGTAAAGATATTTTCGGGTTCAAATGTATCTTGTTCCTCAAAAATATCAAAATCCATACCTCCAAGTACTTTCATCCATTCAGATGCATGAGCATCTTTATAGTTTTTAAGTTCCTTGTCAGTATCATTAATGAATCCATGTGGAGTCATAATAATTTTTCCTCTTGATTGAACACCATTGATGTGGTTCTTATCAATTTGGATGTTTGTACGTTTAGCAAATTCAACTTGCTTACCATCTTTAATCGCTTTGATTTTAGATGTACCAGCGTTTGAAATATTACCAAATGTTACCACGAATGTAGCATCAAACCACATAGCAAATCCACCTTTATTCATCAACTTAGGTTGACCCATAGGTACTTCTGCTTTTGCAGTCCATACTTTATTAACACATACTAATGTATTAGTGTATGGTGATGATTCTTTACGTGATAATGTAATTTTTTGGTTAACATTGTTACCAAATTGGGTTGACATTGCTCCTGCATTCCACTCATTATTGTTTTTGTTTGACTTAACAGACATTTCACAAGGTATAGAACCAATTGAGTCCCAAAGGAACAACAAATCATAAGGTAGGTTACCTTTTTTCTGCTCATCTAACAAATCCAAAACAAATGCTGCTACGTCTTCGATTGTATGTAGTATTTCACGGTCAACATAAATAAAATTACCTTCGTAATTTAAAACTTCACCTGTTATTTCATCTACAATTTCATTAACTTGCAAACCCATTTGAGTAGCATGTTCCCAATTCCACTTCATTTCTGTGACAATAAATACAGGTAGAACACCTAATTTTTGAGCAGATACTGCTGCTTCAATCATTGCGGTAGTTTTACCTGTATCACTATGTCCTCGAAGAAGTACAATATGGCCCATTGGGATTCCTGGTACTGAAGTTACATCTTGAAATGCTGAACTCAGGGGAATCCATTTTTGCTCTTTGAATTTTACATTCGAATTGAGCATTTTCTTTTCCTTAAACTTAGTTAAATCAAATTTAGATTTAAGTTCAGAGGAGAGAGCAGCCGTTAGCGATTCGCTTTTTTTACTTCTTGCCATGTACGTTTAAATTAAAATGGTAAATCGTCGTCTTCAAATAAAGCATCAAACTTATCAGCTTTGCTTACTTGTTCTTTGACAGGGGTTTTGATTGAATAAGCTTTAGAAGGTTTTTCAATTACTTCTTCTTCTTTCTCATCATCAATAATAGCACCTTCTTCGTACTCATCTTCAGGAGTCAACCATTCTTGAAGGGCAGATTTCATTTCATCATATGAGTATTTTTTAAATACTTCCATAGGATTAGGTTGATTGTCTAACAACGCTTCAATGGTTGCTTTGTCTTCAGCCAACAAAGTTTCTTTAACTTTAGGCATGATTGTTGTTTTGTTGTAGTTTGTACCTGTTACTTCAGGACCTACAGTAGTCAATGTAATATCACGACCATTCATTACGTCTGTGAAATCACCAACATCCTCGTTATCAGCAAGATTCAAGAAATCCATATACAATTCCTTACCAAACTGCCACAACTTAACACCTTCAGATTCTTCACCACGTACAATCACAGGAACAAAAATACGCATTTTAGGATCAAGTTTCTTAGCCAAACGCCAGTTTTCCTTGTCGCTAGTAGTACGCAATTGTTTTGCAAATTCTACGATTGGATCTTTTTCACCAAAATTAATTGGAGACACCATAGTGTTCTTTCCAATACCATAATGGAAATACATTTCGGTGAAAGGGTTTTTCTTGTTGTACTTGGAAGGTACTACACGGATTACTTGTTTACCAACTGAGGGTTTCCAAAAGACAGATTTTTTCTCTCCGCTGCCTTTACCGGATTGCTTTGACTGCATTGCAGACAGTCGATTTTTCATTTCATTTAAATCCATAACTAATCAATTAATGTTTGTAACATAAATATAATAACCAATTTACAAATTACCAAACTAAAGTTCGACAATCTTATAAACTTTTGTATTAAGTTGTTTGAGATCTCCACCCTGAGTAAGGAGAATACAATTTTGATAGTGTTGCCAGTTAACTCGATAGTTAGTATCTACTACTCCACCATTTAATTTTTTAATTAAATCGTTTAAGGCATTAATTGTATATAGGGTATTTGTTTCTTTCTTGCGATGTACTAGAATCGTATTTAGAGGAATGTTGCTTACATTAGCTTGTTCAACATTATATGTAATAACATATTCACCTGTACTTTTAACAAATAAGACAAACATCTTATTGTACATGATTGAATAAGCTTTAGATATACTTGTAACCATATCATCCAGCACGGATTCATCTACAAATGTACAAAATAACTTATTATTCAAATCTTTGGTATTTAATAGGGTTGTCTCCCAATAAATATCGTGATTAATATTAAAAATCGTAGTTGCTTCCATTTTTAACCTTTATTTGCAAACCTTTATTGTCAAATATATTTTTTATTTCCGTAATTAAATCTTCATCAGCCGCGTAATCAAACAGAAAACTATCGTATGTATATAATACTAACTTGGTTTTCTTTCCTCTTAACAACCTATGTATATCCATCAAGATACAAACGTTAGTTGCTGTTTCCAAATTTTGTAAAATATAATTAAATAGCTTTTGTGGATTCATGTTCTCCAACTTATCCTTTTTAAAGCAATAACCCGAAGTTGGCACGATAACTTTCCCCGAGTTATTAAACTCATTCCAGTTATTATCAATAAATTTCTTTACTTGTTGAAAAAATTCAATGTGCTCATACTCTTTAAAAACCCCTCCATAAAGTTGTTTAAACGTGAGTTCTTTTGCTTCTTGGTAACTTGTCCCGTATAAGTCCGCAAACGTTTGGTGGACATCTTGTCCATTAAAATCCATGGAGACCAAACGAGCAGCAAGATGAGGATGGTATGCACTAATATCGAGCTCAATAAATTCATCGTTTTGTGGTATAAAGCTCTTTCTAGCGCCCGAGTCCTTATTTAATGCGGCAAAGTTAACGCCATTAAAAGAGTTACTTGGTCTACGTGTAGTTGTAAAAAGGTTATAATGTGTGAATACCTTACCGTCGCCAACTGAATAGATTGGGTTGTTGGGCTTAAAATGTTGTTTAAAAACTGTTTCATCTATTTTTATTCCATTTTTTTCAATTCCAAAGAATGCGAGTGTTGTTTTATTATTATAAAAGTCATAATACTCCGGTAAATCATGAGTAAAATACTGTTTTATCTCGTTATAAATATTTTCACAATATTCATAATGCTTAACTACCGGCACAACTTTGTTGATTTCTTTATTATCCGGATACTTGTTGTAAAAATATGTGTGAGTTGGTGTTGGGTCTTGTATATACGGAGGAGCTAATATGTTTATATTGCGCAAGCTCTTAATTTGAAAATAATACAATGCGTTTTTCTTATCACGCACCCATAGACACTCTATATTTTGTAATAACGCATCTATATGCGTTTTACTAACCGATAACGTCTCGCTGTGGTCGATACATAACATATACCCTTTCCGTTCTATAGACGGTCTAAAATACACTAATGATACATCATTTAATGCCGGATGGACATTATTGTGATAAGGAACTATTTCTATGAATGCCTCCTTATACTGTTTATTTATCAAATAATCAATTTGATCTTGAGTCTCTATTAACCAAAACATAACCTTGATTTACCCCGTAAATATAAAAACTAAAGATTATGACTCCAAGTTTAATAACCTCCTCCTCCACCACCTCCACTAAAACCTCCACCTCCACTAAAACCTCCACCTATGGATATTGGAGAAGAAGGAGGGGTATAACTACTTGTAATTTGAGTTTCCATTGAGAATGTTTGTTGACTTATTGCTTTGGAGACAATAGTTTCATTTATAGGAAATAAAAGCCCATGAGGTTCTTTAGTATGAGTGGCACCAACCATAGGACCTGTTTTATCATGAATGTGGTAAAATCCTATATAGTTTTGTCCATTAGCTGTTTTAAATTCACCACCAGCAGTATATAAATTAGAT